CGCTACCCTGACAAGCGTTTTCAGACTAGCGGCGAGTGGGCTAGTGGCGGCTTATTTGGGCAGCAGCTATTCTCTAAAGGCGGCAAGTATATAACTGTCACTGAGGGTGAATATGACGCGCTTGCGGCGTACCAGATGATGGGCAGCCAGTATCCTGTTGTGAGTATACGCAACGGCGCAGGCAGCGCTTTGAAAGACTGCAAAAAGCACTACGAATGGCTAGACAGCTTTGAGACTATAGTTGTCTGCTTTGACGCTGACGAGCAAGGCGTGAAGGCATCTGATGAGGTTGGGCAGCTGTTTGGCGGTAAAGCTAAGATTATGAAGCACGCTAAGGACTATAAAGACGCTTGCGACTATTTAGCTGAAAATGATTCGCAAGTGTTTACTAAGCGTTTCTACGGTGCTGAGAAGTTCGTTCCTGACGGTATAGTTTTAGCGTCTACGTTGTGGGACGAAGTTAACACGCCTATGGAGGTTGCAGAGGTTACTTATCCATTCAATGGCATCAACGACCTGACCTACGGCATTAGACCCGCTGAGCTTGTCACAGTGACGGCAGGAAGTGGACTAGGTAAGTCGCAGTTCGTCCGTGAAGTGGTGTGGCAGGTGTTGCAGAAGTCTAGTCACAACATTGGGCTGCTGTTCTTGGAGGAAAGCATACGCAAGACAGGCTTGTCGCTTATGTCTCTAGCAGCAAACAAGCAACTACACCTACCCACAACGGTAAGCACTGAAGAGGAACGTAGGACAGCCTTTGACAAGACACTAGCCAATGACCGCCTTTACCTGTTAGACCATTTCGGTTCAACTGATGTAGACAACATTGTCGGTCGTGTGCGCTACATGGCAAAGGCTTTAGACTGTCGCTACGTCTTCTTAGACCACGTTTCTATTGTTGTGTCGGCGCAGTCCAACCTTGACGAGCGCAAGGCATTGGACGAGATAATGACAAAGCTGCGGATGCTTGTGCAGGAGACAGGTATAGCGTTGTTTGTTGTTAGTCATTTGCGTAGACCTGAGAGCAAGGGACACGAGGAAGGCGCAGCAACGTCCTTGTCGCAGCTTCGTGGAAGCGCGTCTATTGCACAGCTTAGTGATATAGTGTTAGGGCTTGAGCGTGACGGACAGGCTGAGGACATGATTACACGCAACACCACGACTGTGCGTGTCCTAAAGAATCGCTTTAGCGGTGAGACAGGGCGTTGTGCTGATCTGTTGTATGATAAAGACACTGGTAGAATGGTTGAGACTATGTTTAAGGAGGATGGTTTATAGTTTTGTAAAAGCAACGTATATGACGCATTTAGGTGTTTTATGTTTCGTATAAGGTGAAAAGCAATATATAAGGCGCATTTAACTTAAAGAGGAATGTTTATGATGACTAAAGAAAAATCTTGTGGGCTTTGTCCTGCACGGCTTCGGTTTAGTGAGCCTGCTTTGTGTCCTAAATGCACAGAGTTGGTTGCAATGCTAAATCGCCTATGGATTGTCAGAGATAAAGGAGACAGCAAATGAAGTGCTTAGCCTGTGACACACTATTGACAGACTACGAAGCCACGCTAAGAGATACTGACACGCTTGAGTATGTTGGTGAGTGCTTAGAGTGTATTAGGAATGCTAACAACGTGTTTGGTTTGCAAGAACGCCTAGACCTTAAAACAATACACGACATTGACTTGGATTTGGAGTAACAGTATGTCTATAGCAGCAGTTGGAGACGCAGTAAGGGTTTGTGGCACAGTTTATCAAACAGAACGCGCCACTGTCTTAGAAGCACTTTTAGATGACGATGGGCTATACTACTGGGTAGTTGGAGGAGACAATAAACTCTTTACAGTCCGTTTTGAAGAGTGTATTGAGTCAACTGGGTATACAGCGAGAAAGAAACAACATCTTAGTCTTAGTACGCCTTGTAATCCTGATGACGATCCTTATTTGGATGACGATGGTTTTACTTTCGGGCTTTGTAGAATTTGTGGCAATCCTAACGAAGTTTTTGAAAACTACTGTACTTGTGGATAAATATGTTAACAATTGATATAGAGACAGACATGAAACACAGCACTATCTGGTGTGCTTGCGCTGAAGATGTCGCTACAGGTGAGACGACTGTACACACCGAAGCTAAGACGCTACAGGCGTTGATAAACAAGCACGACAGCATTCTAACGTATAACGGCTTAGGCTTTGACGTGCCAGTGATGGCGGCGGTGTGGGGTATTAGTGTAGAAGGTAAGCAGCACGTTGATGCTATGGTGCTGTCTCGCCTTTTTAACCCTGCACAGGCAGGTGGTCACAGTTTGCGGAGTTGGGGCGAGCGTCTGGCGTACCCTAAAGATGACTTCACCGACTATGACGGAGGCTTGTGTGAGGAAATGATTACTTACTGCAAGCGTGACGTTAACCTAACCACTAAGGTTTATAAGACAGTGACTACTGACCTTGAGAAGGCTAAGTTCACACAGGACGTTATAGACCTAGAACACGCTGTGACGGCTGAGCTAGAGTTACAGCGCAGTAATGGCTTTAAGATTAACTTACCAATGGCTAACGAGCTTTACAGCAGGCTGACGTGTCGTATGCGTAAGGTAGAAGAGCAGCTACAGGCTGAGTTTCCTCCTATCGTGACAGAGCGTTGGTCTGAGAAGACAGGTAAGCAGCTTAAAGACAATGTAGAAGTGTTTAACGTGGGCAGTAGACCGCAGATAGCTAAGAGGTTGCAGAGTGTTGGTGTCAAGTTCACTGACAGGACTGAAGGCGGCGGCTACAAGATAGATGAGAACGTGCTAGAGGGTATTGACAATCCTTCGGCGCAGCTTGTTGCTGAGTATCTTCTATTACAGAAAAGAGCTAGTCAGGTAAGCTCATGGCTAGAAGCTGTAGCAGATGACGGCAGAGTGCATGGTCGTGTCTTTAGCAGCGGTGCAGCAACAGGTAGGATGACTCATATATCGCCTAACATGGCTCAAGTGCCTGCAACACGTAAGGCGCACGATGGCATGACACCAGTGCAGAAGCTCAAGGCTGAGCTAGGCGGTCAGTGTCGAGCTTGTTGGACTGTAGAGCAAGGCAACAAACTAGTGGGTATTGATGCGTCTGGTCTTGAATTACGGATGCTAGCCCACTATATGAAGGACGAGGACTACGTTAACACCATCTTAGACGGCGATATACACAGCGCCAACCAAGCAGCGGCAGGACTCGACACACGCGACCAAGCTAAGACGTTCATCTACGCATTCCTGTATGGTGCAGGTGATGAGAAGATAGGCAGTATCGCAGGCAAGGGCGCTAAACATGGGAAGAAGCTAAAGAAGGACTTCCTTGACAATATACCATCGCTAAAAGCGTTGAAGGAGTTAGTAGAGAAGATAGCAGGAACAGGCAGTCTACCTAGTTTAGACGGCAGAAGGATACGCATACGCAAGGCTTATAGTGCGTTGAACTTCCTCTTACAAGGAGGCGGCGCAGCGCTTATGAAGAAAGCATTGCTGAACGGTGTCGAGAGTCTTAGAGAGCAGAACATACCTTTTAAGATGGTCGCCAACGTACACGATGAGTTTCAAGTAGAGACGCCAGAGGCTTATGCCAAGGCTGTAGGACTACACTTTCGTAATGCGATACGCAAGGCAGGTGAGGACTTTGATCTTCGTTGTCCTATGGATGGCGAGTTTAAGATTGGAGATAATTGGTCAGAAACTCATTGACTTACAGCAACATTTAGTGGTAAAATCCACAAACCTTAATTAGGAGAAATACTATGCAACAAGCAAAACCCACAACCCTCAAGACAACTCTATTCTGGGCGAACCTGTCTACTAAGAATGAGATGTCTGGCAAGTATCAAGTTGATCTGTCTAATCTCTCTGACGCAGCCATTAGTGCTTTAGAAGAGCGAGGCTTGCAAGTAAAGAGCAAAGACGATGATCGTGGTAGCTTCCTCACAGTCAAATCTACTAATCCGATACGTGCTTACAACACTAGCGGTGACGAGATTAGCTGCTTAGTTGGTAACGGCTCTACTGCCACCGTTGCTGTAGGTACTTACGATTGGGACTTCCAAGGAAAGAAAGGTCGTTCACCAACGTGTATGAAGCTAGTTATCAATGACCTTAACGAGTACACACCAGAAGTCAACGTAGACGTTAGCTTAGAAGAAGCTCTGTAATGCTTCTAATTGATGGCGATATATTTTGCTATCGGGCGGCTTGTGCGTGCGAGAATGACGCACAAGTCTCTTTAGACAACGCTACAGCGCAAGTCAAACGAGCTTTCAACTCTATCCTCACTGACGTTCTAATACGTTATCCTGACCACGACTACATACTTTATCTAACCGGAGGCGACAACTTCAGACATGACGTTGCCGTCACTGCTCCGTACAAAGGAAACAGGAAAGGCGCAAAACCTATTCTGCTGCCTGCTATACGCGAGTATGCTATTGGTTACTGGGAAGCAGTCATGATCGAAGGTGAAGAGGCTGACGATGCTATAGCTGTTGCTGCTTCGTCTGTGTACTTGAACGACGAGCCTATCATGGTAAGTATTGATAAAGACTTCGATCAAGTGGCAGGTATGCACTATAACTTTGTGAAGAAGGAAGAGTACTTCGTAAGCTCAGAGATAGGCTTGAAGAGCTTTTACAAGCAGATACTCACAGGCGACGCTATTGACAACATCATTGGTGTTGACGGTATAGGCGCAGGTGGCGCACACGAACTGATTGGCAACTGCCGCAAAGAAACTGATATGTGGGACATTTGCGAAGACCAATTAGGCTATGACAGGGCGTTGGAGAATGCACGTCTACTGTGGCTAAGACGCACAGCAGGACAGATGTGGATGCCTCCACGAGAACGTCCTACAGGAGTACGCTTTTATGGCGAAGCAACTAGTACCGCGCACTAGAGCCGGAAAGACTTGGACAGAAGCACGTTATTGGCAGTTCATACGATCAGCGCTTAGACAGGCTTACAGTCGTTACCCTGTTAAGTTTCAAGTTAAGAAGGACGCAGAGCGTACAGTAGAAGGTTGCAGGCACAAGTACGAGTATCAATGTGCTGAGTGTTCAGAGTGGCATACCAACAAAGAGATACAGGTAGACCATATTATTCCGGCAGGCAAACTAAGCAGCTATAAAGACATTGCAGGCTTCTCAGAGAGGTTGTTCTGTGAAGCAGACGGTATGCAGGTCTTGTGCGTAGAGTGTCACCAGAAGAAAACTAACGCAGAACGTGCAGCGAGGAAGAAGACATGAGACATTTTGTCATACCAGACACGCAGGTTAAACCAGACTCTAA